CAGCTACAGCAGACAGGTGCATTTGTTTCCCAAGGTGGAACAACTTTATCTGCTGGATCAACTCAACTATTAACTCAGTTAAGTGATTTAACCAGTATTCTGCGCCCAGCCTCGGCTATTTCTGCTATTGAGTGGGACACAAATGAAGTAACGGTAACTACTACTGCCGCTCACGGAATCCCTAGTGGCGATACAGTTCAAATTGCTATAGCTGGTGTAGTTCCAGCCGGATATAACGGTACTTTTGCCGGTACAGCTACAGGCACAAATACTGTTACTTACCCGTTAACCACTAACCCCGGTACAGAAACAACTTTAGGAACTTTGCAACTTAATTCAGCTATTGAGTTGGCTGCAATGGGCAACACATTTTTTGCCCAAGGCGCAACGGTTCCGGTATATGTTTTGGAGCTAGGCGCAGATACAGTAGCTAATGGTGTTACTGCGTTAAGCCTTTACATTGAAGAAAATGTAGGGAATACGACTTCATCGCCAACACCCCAGTTCTACAGCTATTTGCTTCCTACAGAGTGGGACGTAAGTGAAGCACAAGTAATGGCGGCGCAATACGAAGGTACTACTGCACAAGTATACTTTTACGTTACCACTACTTTAGGTACTTACACTGGCTGGAAGGGCATTAAGTCGGTATTTGCCGCCGTACAAAGCCCTAGCGCACCAGCAGTTGAGTTTAGCCTAGCAGCTATGTATTGGGCGTCTTTGGCGTACAATCCTAGCGCAAGCAACTTGGCGCACCCGTTTGAGTACACCTATCTTTATTCAGTGACTCCTTATGCTTTAAGCAACTCTCAACAAGCGACTTTGTTGGTTAATGGCTTGAGCTGGGTAGGCACTGGCGCACAAGGCGGTATCAGCAATACGCTGATCGAAGGCGGTACTTTTATGGACTTAAACCCCCTTAATTACTGGTACTGTGTGGACTGGTTAGCTATTAACGTTTCCCAAGCTTTAGCGGCGGCGATTATTAACGGTTCTAACTTACCTACAAACCCGCTGTATTACAACCAAGCTGGTATTAATACTTTGCAAAAAGTAGCCCAAGCAACAGTTAATAACGGTATTTCGTTTGGATTAATTCTTTCCCCAGCAACAGTCAATGCTACTTCGTTTAACACCTACGTAGCACAACATCCCGGGGATTATGCAACTGGCACTTACAACGGTTTAAGCCTGACCTTTGTTCCATTGCGCGGATTTAGCTCCATTACTATTTACTTAACTGCATCTAACATTCCAGTTTAAGGAGAATAAATAATGGCGAACAATCTAATCCAACAAGGTTCCTTAAATAGACTATTAGCAAGCGTAGTCTATGCCGACTTTACCCAGCTAAATGTAACAGCAGGATATATGTCTAAAGAAGCAATTAGCCTGTCTTTTGATGGCGATACTTCCATGCTTATACCAACTCTAACTGGAGCCGTAACCAGCCCAGAGCCGTATATTTTTGGTACGGTTACTATGCACTTGCTAAGAACTCAAGCTCTTGGAGAAGCGTATAGTAATCAAATCCGTACTAACACTACTTTAGGCTCGGTAACTGTTTATCCAGACACACAAGTTTTACAACCGTTTGAACTAAACAATTGTGTTTTAATGAGTATTCAAGAAACAACATTTGATGGTAATCAAGCGGGTTTAGTTGTTCGCTTGCGCGGTGTATACAGTATTAACTCCACTTTATTTGCGTTATCTTAACTAAGGAATAAAAATTGAAAATTGATCGTAATCTGTCCCTTGTGATGCAGGTGCAGACTGATGAAAATGGTTTAATTCACGTTCATTCCACTTCTATCAGTCGATCTGTTTTTGAGCAATTTTATCTTGAGCTAGGAAAAGTTTTTAGCCAATGCTTTGATGGGGTTAGTGAAGCTCATTTAGCTATGACTGCACCTCAGTTAGCCTACCCTGCTCTAAAGTCAATTGCGGCTAAGGCTGGCAACTGGGACGGAACCGGCGGTGTTAAGTTTGGCTTAGTTAATGAAATCATCAGATTAACTAATGTATTAGTAAACACAGAAAAAGGGTGGGAAACACTTTCTTTTGACACCGCAGTAAAAAAAGGTATTTTAAGTGAAGATGAAGAAGCCGATGTATTAAGCTCTTTAATTTTTTTTACAGCAATCTCCAAGGTTGCGCCGAAGGAGTTCAAAGATTCTTTCTTGGAGATGGCAGGTGCGTTCAGAAAGTGGGAGCTTACATCTTTGGTCTGTACGGAGTATATGAATGGTTTGCAGATATTGACCAAAACAGACAATACTGGCGAGAAGGCGAAGGAATCATCAATAGTGTCTTAGATTCTTTAACCTACAGATATTTTGAAGAATTTATGAAAGAAGTTGGCGGGAGCTGGCAGGATGCTTTGGAGTATCGCCAACGACATATACTAAAGGCTATTAAGTCAAAAGCATTATTTTAATTACTAGGAATATAAAATGGCAACAAAATCAGTAATTGAAATTGATGTATTAGATGAAAAGTTTAAAGCGTTTCAAGTTTCTTTTGAAAAGTATAAAAAATCTTTAGACGGCCAGTCTAAAAGTTGGAAAGAAATAAACAAGTACATAGCTGAAGCTGAAAAAAGGCAAAAAGACTTCAACAAAGCAATGGGCAACGGGATTTCAGCACTAAAAGGCGCTGTCGGCATTACTTCTTCTATAGCATCTAATATGGCTTCGGCGGCTTTATCCGCCGCAAAATGGGTTACTTATGGCGCATTAGGGGGTGGATTCGGGTTAGGGGCTTTGGCATCATCCGCCACTTCTTATAGAACACAATCGAGAATAGCCGGTATTTCTAGCGGTCAACTAAGATCAATTGAAACCTATTTAGAGCCTTCCGTCCCGGGCGCTAAAGCTATTCTTGGGACACTTGAAAATATTAGAACTGATAAATTAGAGCAATACAGGCTAGGGTCTATCGGGGGGCCTGCGCTTTCTTCTTTTAAGTTGTTAGCTAATGTTTTAGAAAAAGCTGGCGAAAGTTTTAAAAAAACAGGGTCAACTAACGAATTTCTTTGGCGAAACCCTACCCTTGAAAATGTAATTAGCCCAGAAGATATACGTGCTTTTGGTGGTTTATCAAAGCAAGAACAGGGCGGGGTGCTAAAAAGATTAAGATCTGGTCAATTTGAAACGCCAGATAGAACTGAAGAAGTATGGCAAAGGTTTTGGGAGCAACTAAAAGCCGCAGGGCATTTTATAGAGACTTCATTTTTAAATAATTTAGAGAAAGTTGCGGGTGCTTTTACAGAGCTTTCAAAAGCTATTGCACAAGCTATCGATAAATTTCTTAAAAATGAACAAGTTCAAGAATTTTTAACAAAGACATTACCTGATGCAATTAAAACATTTGTAGATTATTTAACTAGCCCACAATTTAAAACTGACTTAGATGATTTCTTTTCGGCGCTAAAACAAATTACTGAATGGATTATCAGCGTCTTAAGATCTGTTGGTATTGTTTCTGAAAAGCAATACCAAACTACACCAGAAGATGTTTCAGCGGCAGGTGGAAACCAGAAAAAAGCGGATTGGATTAACGCCAAAAGAAGAGAAGCCATTGAATACTGGACTTCTCACGGCGCTACCCAAAATGAAGCTATAGGACTAGCGGCAAATTTTGAAGCCGAAAGTACTTGGAACTCTAGTGCTAAAAACGTAGATAAAAAAGGCAGGCTACATTACGGTATGGCTCAATTAGACCCAGAAAGACAAGCTGACTTTTTAGCTTGGAAAGGCCACTCAATACAGACTTCAAAAGATGAAGAGCAGTATGAATTTGCGCTATACGAGCTTACCCATAAGAAAAAACACGTCCTTGATGAGATGAGGGCAAAAAATAACCGAGGGTACGGCGAAGATACTTATTTATTGGCGAAAAAATTTGAAATTTTTGGCGACGATCCAAAAGAATACCAGCGAAGATTTGATATTGCCAACAGGATTGCCGTCGATCTTCATGTTACAAGAGATCCAAACGCCGATTACAGCGTTGTTGCTAGAACCTTAAGTGGAAAACCATGAGTACATCTTTAGAACAAACTGTATTTGAAGCGGCTTATCAAATAGCGCCTATATGGTTGCAAGGCGGGGTTGCACAAGCTATTGGCGGGTACGCCCCTATTAATCTTGTGCTCCCGTCGTTAAATAGCTTACAGTTTGTTGCGGAGTACAAGCCGTTGGCTGGAAGCACTTTAGCTAAATGGCAAATAGCTGAGTATCCTTTTGCTAATTTTGCTACAGCGGCAAATGCTGTAGTGCAACAGCCACTAAATATTAGTATGATGATGATTTGCCCCGCCCAAAATAATGGTGGGTACGTTACAAAAATAGCTATTTTTACCGCTTTGCAAGCACTTATACAAAGCCACATTTCTTCTGGCGGAACTTTTGTTGTCTTAACCCCGTCATACATCTATAACAACTGTCTATTAACTTCAATTAAAGATATTTCACCGCCAAGTGATAAACAAGTACAATTTTTATATCAATGGGATTTTACTCAGCCATTGATTACGGCTTCTGCGTCTCAAAATTTATTGGGAAATGTTATGAGTAAAGTGTCTCAAGGGCTACAAACAACAGCATCGTGGACTACACCAGCATGACAGTAATTCAATTCGCCCCTTCACCGTATGCTAATTTTCAATTCAGCCCAACGCTAGATGGGGTTACCTACACTGCAATTTGCACTTGGAATATCTACGCCCCAAGGTATTACGTCAACATATATGACAATAACGGAACTTTAATTGTTACAAACCCATTAATTGCATCGCCCGATGATTTTGATATTAATTTGGTGTATGGCTACTTTCAAAACTCAACTTTAGTCTATAGAGATAGCAGCAATAGTTTTGAGATTTCTCCATGAGATACTATGAAATTGTTATCAACACGCCAACAATAGGGGGGCAAATAGGGGCTACATATACTTATTCTTCACAGCAAAATCTTGTTGATAATTACTCATGTCTAAGGATAAATTTAGACGTGTACCAAAGGCCCTATCATCAGCCGTCAAACAACAGCCACATAAAAATATGGGGTGTTGACTTAAAAGACTTAAATAAAAGCGCAAACTTTAACCCCGTAGTGGATAAGTCGGGGAGAAATATTGCCTTTTCCAGCATACAAGTAAAAGTGGGTATGTCTAAAGGTCTGCCCTACGCCAACCCACAAGAACAAGGGGTTATTGCAAAAGGGTCAATTTTGCAATCTTTTGCTACGTGGCAAGGTGTTGAAGTTGGGTTAGATTTAATTTTAATTCCCTCGGTTGTTGACCCTAATGACCAACAAAACATAACCGTTGTTTGGGAAAATGGAAAAGAATTAACTGACATAATTACCACCGCTTTGCAAAACGCGTATAAAAATCCCGATGGGAGCCCAGTAAATGTTTACGGTTCTTTTAGTAAAGGCTTAAAGTACACTGAAAATACTCAGGCGCAATATTTTGACCTATACAGCTTATCTTCGTCGATTAATAACATAAGCAAAAATATCGTCAAAAATCCCGCTTATACGGGTGCGACAATTACTTCTACTAATAAAGGCTTTTATTTATCTGATTCTGGATTAACTCCACAATCGACAAAACAGATAGTGTTTACTGATGTGATAGGTAACTTAACTTGGATTGGGATTGCCAAAATTTCTGCAAAAGTAATTATGAGAGGTGATTTAAATGTCGGCGACTATATTTCTTTTCAAGCAGGAATACCGGTAACAAACATCATTAATAACCAATCTCAATTTAGAAATAATATTTCGTTTCAAGGAGTGTTTTTTATTACTAGCTTACGCCATGTTGGAGATAGTAGGTCATCAAGCGGCGATGCTTGGGCTACTATTATTGAGGCTGTAATGCCAAATACCCCCTATACGGAGGTAATATGAGTTACGATCAAAAAATCCCTTTTGCTGTTTCTATTTCAGACTATATTCAAAATAGAATTGATGGCAGCCAACAACAATTTGGTTTACAACTTCCTTGCCGAGTTGTTAAAGTAACTGGATCAATTGTCACAGTTAACTTTGAGATAGATACAGGAGGAAAATTTACCTTTCCACCAGTAGAATGTGCTATAGCTCAAAGCACGTATGTAAGGCTGCCTGTACAAGTTGATGATTTAGGCGTGTGTATAGCGGCAGATGCAAGATTAGGTGGCGTTAATGGCCTTGGACAAGGGCTAGCACCACTTGGACTTCCTTTTAACCTTGGTGCGCTAGTATATGTCCCGATCGGCAACGCTAATTGGGAAGCCGTTGATCCTAATGCGGTCAATATTAACGCCCCTAATGGTGCGGTAATTAGGGACACAGGAAACAATTGCGTTATCACTCTTACTCCTACTGGGGTCACCTTAGTTGTAGGAAGCACCAATATTTCAGTCTCAGGAACCGAAGTAGCTATTACAGCCAATACAATCGCATTAAACGGCGTGATTCAGCTAAACGGCCCTGTTACTCAAGGCACAAGCCCCCACGGCACCAGCGCCTCATTTATCGGCCCTATGTCGGTCACTAACGATGTTACAGCCGAAGGAAAAAGCTTGGCTACGCACGTACATGATGTGCATAATGTACAAGGCGGAAGCGCTACTATTACAACGACTTCACCGGATTAAACATGAGAACTTACGGCGTAGACCCAAAAACAGGGCAGTGGGTAGAAGTGACAGAGACCAGCTATATATGGCTGGCTACTTTGGCACAAACTTTAAGGCTAAATTTAGGCGAAAGCCCTTTTTACGCCAACTATGGTATTCCAGCACAGAACTCAGTACATACACAGATACCACCTGATATTGCAGTAAATACCGCCCAAGTTCAATACGCCCCCTATTTTGCTAGTTTAACTATTACAAGTAAGCAACTAGCGCCAAATCCAATCTATAATATTAACGCAGTGTTCCTGAACGGAACAGTTCTCTCAACAACGGTGGCGAGCTAATGGCACAAATTACTACGGCTGGAGCAATACCAGCTTTACCAACAGATTTGCTAAACGCTGAGATTGCGGCGGCAACACTTCTTGCGCCCGGTTTGACAGCGAATTTGCCCGGCTCTTTGGTGGAAGATATGGCTTCTACTGCCGCTGGCGCCGTTGTTATTCAAGATCAAGCTTTTGTAGACCTAGTAAATTCGATTAGCCCAGCAACGGCCAATCCTTCAATTCTTTATCAATTGGGGCAAGTTTATGGCGTTCAACAAGGTCAAGGCTCTAACACTTCTGTTTATGTCGTGTTTACTGGGCTTGCTGGGTTTGTTATTCCTATTGGATTTACTGTTTCTGATGGTACTTACCAATATACCATTCAGGATGGTGGAATTATTGCAACTTCTGGGCAAAGCTCCCCACTTTACTGTTTGGCGACTGTAGCAGGTTCTTGGGCTATTCCATCAGGAACTGTTACT